CTAACCAGCCTCCGGCAGCGGATACCTGGCATCGATCTCTGCAACCTTCGCGATCCACTCGGATAGATCTGCGGGCCCCTGGCCGACCGCTGCCAGATACTGCGCTTCCAGATAGAGCGGCAGTGACTCTTTCGTATAGGCCTCGCGCCGCTGCTCTCGCACTGCCGCACGCTGCTCCTCGAGGATCTGCTCAGGCGTCTTCATGTGTCCCCAGTCGATCATCGCGGCAACTCCACATCTCCTTCGAGAACCTCGATGGGAGCCGGGAAGCGAGCGGCATCGCTTGCGTCAGGCGCCAGCGGTAGACGCAGCGTCAGCTCGATTCGGCCAGCCTGGCGGGTAATCACTCCCTCAAACCAGGACGAACCGGTCGCCGCGCCAGGTAGCTGACCTCCCTCCGTTAATGGCGAAAAATCGAACTCGACACCGTTCACAGTGAGGGCATCCCCTCGAACGGACACGCGCATCTCGACGCCGTCGCCGGGCAGCGGTACAAACGGCGAAAGCTTGATCAACATCAGAACCACCTCCCTATGCAGGAAAAGATCAAACGGTTTGTCGTGAGGTTCTCAGCCAGGATGAACGTCAGCGCGGTGCCGTTCGCATATGCCACCTTCACACCGTTGTACGTTGCGGGGTTCGTTGCGTGCGACACCCAGGATACCGATACCCCCGTGGTCCAGTCTGGAGTGAACGCCGCCGGCAATGTGAGTGTGTAGCCTGTGTTCGCCATGCGGTCGTTGGCGCCAAGCAGGCTAACCGTGCAAATCTGCGTGCCGTCGGCGAATCGGGCGTATTGCCCGTTCGCGTTACTGCCTCGCTCCAATATCGACCCAAGCGGGACTCCTCCAGACTGAGCCACTGTACCCAGCAACTGCGCATCGGATAGCACGCGAACCCACGACTGCCACGCCCCGGCTACCCTCCTGCGGAAATACAGGATATTCGAGGTCCGCGGCACGAATAGTTGCACTGCGGTCGCGACGTCGTATGGATGGTGATAGAGCATCGATCCGATGGGGTTCAGAGCATCGATGCCTGGCGGCAAGTTCGAGTAAGGACCGACGCCGATGCCGTAGAACCCGCACTCGTCCGGTACCGTGTTCGGGTCCGAGACGGTCCGGTTGGACGACAGGCTCTTGGGAACGCCGCCGAGGTAGTTCAGGGCATTTGCCTGCGTAGATGCCGCGATCATAGCGCGCCCTACGCTTGTCAGCGGGGTTTGCGACCAGCTATTCGGCCCAGTCTGGAACGGGAGCTGGTCAGCGCCACCGAGCAGAAGGCTGAAGTTCTGCAGCCTGGCGTCGAACAGGCTCAAGCGCGCGCCGGCAGCGGTTGCTGCTCCTGTTCCGCCAAGCGCAACCGGCACCGTGTCGCCGTCCCCGAACTCTCGAAGCGAGCCATAGCCGTTGCCGTCGTTCTGCAACTTCGTCGGTCGTACATCAGCCATTGAAAAGCACCTGTAGGTTGAGAGTTGCGCCGCCGGCGGTATAGGCCGGCAGTTGGCCGTCAGGGTTCATCGTGAGCCGAAGCATGGAACCATCGGCGAGATACCCAGGAACAGCCGCGGGGATGCGGACGTTCATCGGATAGGCCACCACCACCCCGGCGCCGTTGGTGACGAACTGGTCGTATCCGGTGCTCCGCCGGACGAAGTAGATCGCGTTCGGCTCCAGCGCGGCAGGCAGTTGCGCGACGACCTTGTGGGTCTTGAGCACAGCCATTACCAGGCCGTCCCATTCCACTCGGCCGGGATCGGCTGGCCGTTGAAGCGCACCAGGCCCGACTCCTCACTGAACTTGTCCAGCGTCGACTTGTTCGCGTGCGTGTGCGCCTGGGAAACGGCAGTGTCGATCTGCGCCGGCGTCGAGGTCGGCCGCCCATTGATCGCGTCCCAGTTGAGCTCGACGTCCATGCTTTCGTATTCAGCAACCTTCAGCCAGGCGCTGGTCGCCGGGTTCCAGGCGTACAACGCCGCGCCGGCATCTACTGTAGGGTCCGCACTTGCGTCCTGAACAAGGACGAAAATGGCTCCCTCCGGCTCCAGGGCGTCGCGGGCGGCGATATCCGCAACGAACAGGATCGGCGTGACGGTGCCGGGCAAGCTGGCCAACGCCTCATTGATCAGCGCGTTGATCATCGCGCTGTTGCCGATCGAGCGCGCGACTCCCGCGCTGTTCGTCAGGTAGGACTCCGAGTAGCTGCCGTTCTCGACGAAGTAGAACGAATCGGGTTCCAGCGTACCCGGCAGGGTTGCCACTTTGAAAAATCGAATCTGGGCCATTTCATCACCAATCAGTCGCGCCCCATTGGGCACCGTCTACGCCATCCCTCCCGGGAGGCCCTTGGTCACCCGCAACAACCACAAGCACATCGGCCGGCGGCGTCACGGTGACCGCGTATTCCTGCATCTCGCTGAGCACAAGCGGCTCGCAATCAACCTCGATCGCCAGCGCCCAGGGCTCGGCGGCGTCATCCATCGCACCCTCCCCCACGGCTCACAGTGATCGGTCCGCTGTAGTAGCGATGGACCGTGCCATCTGGGTATGTCACGTCCACGTCGTAGACCGCCGACGCCCATGCCAACGCCGCGGTATCGGAGGCCGATATCTCCCGCGAGATCGTTCCGGCGCCAGCGATCTCAAGGCCGGAGCCGAGCGCCAGCGTCATCAGCACAGTCCCGCCTGGCGCGTCGCGGATCTGCATCCGTACCTCGGCGCCAGCCAGGTCAACGGGTGGCTGGTAGATCAATTGCCCGCCCACAGGCGCCAGCCCAACGGCTGAAAGCAGGTTGATCTCGACGGTGTTGTCGTCGATAGCGGCGACCCTATGAGGCAACTGCCGGAGGCGCGCGCGGATCAGGTCGGGCATGCCCTGGACGCCATCTATCCATGCCAGCCACGTGCCGGGCAATCCGTGCCCCGGGACGGTCAGCCGGACGGGAGCAGTCGGCGCGATCTGGGTGATCGGCCGGTAGACTAGGCTCGGTTGCATGATCCGCATCGTGTCGCGGAACGTCGCCCCTTTTTCAATGCGCAGGGGTACACAGGCCGGCGTCATGCGGCTTCTCCTTGATGTAGTGAAAGGGGCTAAACCCAACTGGTCAGGTACTGGATGCACTCCGGGCCGCGAGAGAGCTCTCCGGTGATCGGGTTGCAACTGGCTCGCACCCAGCGGTCGGCTGGCTCCCAGAAAAATCCGCGCCGGTACTCATGCGCTGGCTTACTCTTGGTCAGGGTGTCGGTAACCGTTCCAGAGGTCACGCCGCCAAGGTGCACGGCCGGCCCCTGGCGAACGCTGACGGTCGTTGTGGTCTGCCCCTCGGGATAGTCGAACGGATCGCGGATGTGGCAGATGGCTGCGCTGTTGTTGCTCAGCGCGGCGAGCCACACCTGATGCTGGTCCTGGTTGGCCAGCATGTTCTCGCCGTTCACCAGCCACTGGTAGGTCACAACGGTGTTGACGATATGCATACCTGGGGGGAATGTCGTCGTCGGCGGGGTGACCACCGGCCCACCCGTATGGTCTGGGTCGGTATAGGTCGTGACGTCATCCGGCTCCCCCGTACACTTCACCGTCCGAGTGATCTGCAGTCCTGTCCCTGGGATGTAGATCGCCTCGAACTGCTCGGTCAGCACGGAGCTGTCGACAACTGACCCGGAGCCGCTCAACAGCGCAACCTCGCTTGTTCGCTCCGTCGCTATTCTTGTCGTCACGCCGGGCTCGTTGCGGTACTCCTTAAGTGCATAGTGGCGTCGGTTGTAGCGCGCAGTCTGGATGTTTCCCTGGGCGTCATACCAGGCGGTCAGCAACCCGGAGGTCTGGTTCCACTCCTCTCGATAGAGCGTAGTTTCGATTGGATCCCCCGGCTGACTGCTCTCGTCGGTCACCTGATGAACCGGATTACCGAGCGCGGCCTGGCGATTCTCGATCACGTCTATTGTGACCGTCTGACTGTGATCCGCCTCTGGATCTCGGATATCCGGGGCAATGGTCACCTCGACGAGACCATACAACCCCTGAGGGGCTCCAGACGGGGAAGAACCGCTGACCACTGACGTGCCGGGCGGGGGCTCAATCTGCTGCATCCCGTCGCCCTGTGTCACCACCACGCCAAGCAGCAACCGATTTCGATAGACCCCCAGCAGCTTCAGGTAATCCAGCTTGACGCTATCACCAAAGAACCAGTAGTCGACGTTGCTTCCGAGCAGATTTTTTACCGCACACTCCGGCTGTCCCGCGCCCTGCCCAACATCCTCAAGCGTTATCTCCTTCCGAAGGGAGTGGACCGTTCCGCCCTTGGTCCAAAAATCGAGGTAGTAGCTGCCCTGCTCCACATTGAGGTAGATATCCACATACAGCGGGCGGCGCGGCTCCTCGTCGCTAGCCCACCAGAGAGGGAGCCCCCTGTACGGGGCTTCGCCAGTGTAGGACTGCCCCTCGGCCGAGGTCGTCGCGCCGCCGTAGTACAACTGATAGTCGTAGTTGCCTCCGCCTCGGAGGATAGTGCGCCCCCACCACTTCCCGCCCTGCTCCTCAACCTGAGGGTCGTCCTGGTCAGGTAGGCCCATGTCAAACAAATGCGTGTGATTCATCGGCCATGTGCCGTAGTACGCGATAGCTGGCCGCGTCGCCCCGTTCGGCAGGGTGACGTGGCCGACCAGTTCATTGTTCGGCTGCCGGATCTTTCCGTGCCACGGCCAGCCCATGCGAACGACCTCGCCGTCCCAGGGCATCAGTTGGTTCATGCCTTGAACTCCATACGGCCGATATTCTCGCCGCCATCCTGCATCTCGAAGCTGGTGACGCGCTTGAACACAACGACGACCAAGCCATCGGTACTCACGATCTCTTCATCGGCCACCGTGCGCTTCGACTTGTCGGTTTCGGCCAACGGCCAGGACACACCGCCCCCGCCGATCTGCTTGCCTGCGGGGTTGTAGTCGGCCCTGCCGCGCGCAGCATCCAGAGCCCCGCGCGGATCGATTTTCCGCAGCGACCGCGCCTGGCGTTCCGGCTCGATCAGCCGGTTGAGCGCCGCGGTCAAGCCCTGGTCGCCACGCCGCTCCGCTTCAACCCGTTGGCCGCCGGCGCGGCGGATCGCTTCGTTCCTCGCGCCGAGGCCGCGGCGCTCGTCTGATAGAGCCATGCGCTATCTCCTACGCGTTCGGCACATCGCTGAACACAAGAATCGACAGGGTGAGCTCGTCGGCATCGAAATAGACGCGCGCCCACACCTCGCCGTTGAGGTCATTTGCATTGATCACGAATCCATACGACTCCTGAACCGCCCACTGCCTCGAGGTGCCCACGATCGACATACCTCCGGGCAGTTCACCCGATGTAACCCTGATTTGCAGTTGTTGCCCGCTCGGAGCCGCGGTTCTGAGATTCAGGTCGAACTGTCGGGATGTGCTGGGATCGATTCCAATTGCTGCAGTGCCGAGCTCGGGAATTGCGAACAGACGGGCCTCAACAAATGAGTGTTGAGGCTCGAGAAGGAACTGGCCGTCGGTATTGACATGCAGCACCTCGCTCGGAGCGCTGCCACCGCCACTACCCAGCTTCACCCAATCGGCACCGCTCGCGGTGCCCTTCGCCAGGTATAGCGCGCCGTTGTTCGTGTTCACGTAGTGAGCACCGATGCTTGGTGGCGGATCGAGCGGCTCCCCGGCGCCGGACAGGACGTGCGTAACAGTTGCCATCAATTGTTCTCCATGATCAGGTTGTTTCCGGCGCCATCGACGAGAGCCGAACCGCTCGCATCGACCAGGGCTCCTTCGGGAGTGCCGCCCTCAAGGGCCGCGATTCGCGCTTGCAGTGCCATGAGATCGCCGGCCGTGACGGCTGCATAGATCGCCGACCCCGCCGGCCAGTTGCCGTCGGCGGTGGCTTCCTGGGCGCGCTCGATCGTCACCACCCCACCGGCGCGGGCGGTTGCTTTCACGATCTCATGCTGAGCGCCGGCATCATCCGCCAGCGTCAGCAGCACCCAGTTACCGCCAGAGAGCGGCAGCAGCGCGGCGGCAGCATCCGGCACCGTCAGGCTCAATTCGCCAGGCGAAAGGCCGGCGCTCAGCGTCGTCTTCCAGTTGTTGATCCAGGCTCTCGCCATCGCTACATCTCCAGTAAGTCGTCAGGCACGGATACCCGGTAGGTGGCCGCAAGCTCCGGCGCATGCTCGTCCCGGTAGGTCTCCGGAATGTCTTTTGCGGTCACCGAGAAGCGGCGCGGGAACAGCTCCAGGCTCGGATTGATGTCGAGATCATTCTCTGTCCAGTTGCCCGCGAACCCATCCGCTTCGTCGTCATAGATCGGGCTGCTGTTGCGGCCGCCGAGTTGCGTCGGTAGCTGGCCACCACCAGACGGAGGGCTGTCAGGAGCAACTGAGCCAGACGGAGGCGCCAGCGCATCAGCGGCGCCACCACCACCGCGCATCACCGCGATAGAGATCGTGGTCAGGGCGCTTCCGGATGCGAGATCGAGTCGGTCGACAATCCGCTGGCACTTGCCCACCGCGCGAGCGCCCTGATCATCGAGCCGGATCGTATGCACAAGGTCGATCGGCAGGACCATGCTGGTGGGCACGTCCCACGTCACAGTCGTCCCGCGGTGCGCGGCGATGAGCGTCGTGGCGCCCTGGGCCAACAAGCAGTTCAGTGCGGACAAGCGCCGGTTGTCGTCCTTCTCATCGCTGTGCCCTGTGCTGCCGCCGGTGATCGGATCGCTTTCCCAGCCCGAAGCCTTGTCCGACTCGATCTCGAACGAGGCACGCTGCCGACCGACAATCGGGCCGGTAGCTGCAACGCTCGGCTGCACTTCCATCACCAGCCTGTAGCGCTCGGTCACGGACTGCACCCAGCGCCGGCCAGCAATCCAGTTGCCTCCGAGCAGCAGCTCGGTGAAGTTGTTGATCCAGGCCGCCGGTGGGTTGCAGTAGACGCCCGTGGGCGGCAGCGGATACCAGGTGGCATAGAACAACGTCTGGCCGCTGCTTTCGGTCGCAGATGTGATCATCTCTACGTCGGGCAACTCGGTATCGTCGCCGCGCCAGTTGCAGAACCCAGCCTCACCAACAGCGTTCCCTGTGCCGGGGTGCTGCCAGCTATACGAAGCGTTCAACTGCCAGAGCCGGCTGAATCGGTAGTCGCACTCGATCTCGATCCTGTTCGTCTGAGAGCTCAGGTCGGCCAACTCGACCGCAAGCGATCCGTATACCGTAGAGCCTTGGCCGAACTCGAAGGCAGGAGCCACCGAAAGCCATGACGTGACGCGGAGAGCACCATATGGCGAACAGTCCAAGCTCCCAGTTACGCTGGTCAAACGCTCCTGGGCGTAGTCCCACCGCGAGCGTCCATCGACCGGCTCGAACACATCTGCGGACCAGGCGCCGACGACCAGGGCGTCGATGGCCGCAATCTCCATGGCCTCTACACGCTGCTGCAACTGGTCCGTGCAACTGACGTCCAGGACGCGCCGAACAGGATTCCAGGCTGGCTGCGTAACCCTTCCCGTAAACCGCCGGCCCTGACTCAGCTCCCCGGCGGTCTCCGTTGCGTAGTCGATGGTTACGGTTCGGCCGATCCAGTCTGTAGGGACAACAGGGCCGTCGCCGAGATAGATCGAAAAGGACGCGACGCCAGCCGCCCCCTCTTCACGATCGACCTCGATCTCCCCGGTCAGGAGCGGTGTAACGTCGTCATCGCCAACACGCACGATTGCTCGCCATGTGAAAGCGTAGCCTGGGATGATCGGCTCAGGACCAGGCACAACGGATTGAGCGGCCGAGTTCAGCGCAGCGCTATTGAGCGGTCCACCGTTGAGCATCAGATTTCCTCAGCGACAATTTGCCAGGTCCGGCTGTTGTTCGAAGAATCAAGCGCTTCAGGAGGGACCGACGCGAAGACGTGGAACAGCGGCCACCACTCTACGCGGTAGAGTTGCGCGCCCGGGATCTCCGACACAGTTACCACCTGGCCGGCAGACGAGACGTCCGTTCTGACCCACTCACGACCGACTAGCGCCAGCCCCCATGGACCGGCGTCCGGCCGAACCTCGCCCGGGATGGTGAATACTCGGTCGGCGGCAGTACGACCCGAGATGCCAAGCGACGCATTGCATCGCAGCTCCAGCGGGCTGTCGAAGTCGAGCCCAAGCATCCCCGTACCGATCCATCCTGAACCGCTGATGGTGATTGCCGTCTTGCGCCAGTGCGTCATCTGTACTGCCGCACCTCCGCTGAGCCTCAATCGCTCGACGCCGCCATCTACAGCCTGGTACTGACACTGCGGGGCGCCACCGTGTATCACGATCGGTATTCCCCCGAGCATCACGTTCGGAATGATCATTCCCAACTCCATAAAAAAGCCCGCGCGAGGCGGGCTTGGTCATTTTGGGCGCGTCCGCCCGAACTTCGAGGCGGCCTTGCGTATATCGCGGAGCGTGTCGTGGGTTCCGTAAACAGTAAACCCGCTATCCTGACCGCCGAGGTTGATAGTCAGCGATCCCATGCTCTCCATAACGGGGCTGCGGGACTGCTGCAACAGTGCCGACGGAACATCCGGGATACTCGGGAGCAGCCTGGGAATGTTCACCCCGCCACCGTCGGCGAACCTCGGAACGCGCAGGCTGTTGAGCCGATCGAGCACATCCGGACCGTAATGGCGAACCGCTGCTGCGCGAACAACGAACTCGCCATTAGACAGGCGAGCCAGGATGCTGTCGGAAGTCCCCGTCCCTGGCCCATTGATCCGGCCGCCGCCGGCAAAGCCAGGCAGCTTCGGCGCCCCCCCTCCACCGCCCGGCAATCCCGCACCAACGCCCGGCACAACGGTAACCGGGATAAACATCCGCTTTGCGAGATCCGCAGCTACCGCATCCAACTGAGCCTTCAGTGCATCAACGCTTTCGAAGTCCATGCCGAAGGACACCTGGACGTTCTCAACATCCTTGATCCGCTTCTCCAAGTCGGCCAGGTTCAGTTCGTTTACCTGCTGGGCGGCCTTGGCATTTCCCGCCTCAACCTCGGCGGCCTTGTTGGCGATCCTCTCCAACTCCTTGGCCATACCGGCAAACCCGTAACTGTTCTCTCCTGCATCCTTCAATTGCTGGAGCAGCTCTAGCCCACGCCTGGCTTCGTCAATCGCCTTGCTTGTGTTTCCCGCAGTAAGAGCATTGCGGGCATTCGCAGTTGCGCTCCCAACATCTCCAACGGATGGATCACCGGCCGGCGCACTAGTGATCCCCTTCACCAGATCAGCGAACTCTTTGCGAACCTCAGCCTGTTTCTTTAAGGCGTCCTGTAGCACCTTTGTCGACTGAGCCAGCGCCGCTTTTGCCTGCACGGCCTCCGTCTGGAGATCTGCAATCCGCTGATCTTTTGCCCGGCGCAGCATGTCGTTTTGCCGAGTAATGATTTCCTGCTGACGTGCGGCTTCGGCGGACATTGAGTCAGTCACAGCCGCCTGTCCCTTACGGATCAGATTGTTGGAACTGTTCAAGTTCTTCGCGTAACTATCTAGCTTTCCGGCCAGCCAGTCGGTAATTCCAGATTCCTTCGCCATCCGGCCGAGGGCCTTGCGCTGCTCATTCCAAACACGGTCCCAAGCCGCGCCGACTTCTGGCGCGAACTCGCTGTACTCCTTCCTCAGCTGAGGCAGTACATCACGCAAGGCCTTGACGATGACTTCGGCAGTGATCTCTCCATTTCCAGCAAGCTCTTTCAGTTCGCCGGACGTCACGCCGAGCGAGTCCGCCAGGGCATTAGCCAGCCTCGGGGCGAAACTGATTACCGAGTTGAAGTCCTGGCCTTTCAGCTTCCCGAACGCCATAGCTTGCGACAACTGCCTGACGGCATTTGCTGCTTCGTCTGCTGACGCCCCCGAAATCTTCAGGCCGAGCGTTACCGCCTCGGTTGTCTCAAGAGCAGCCTCCTGCCCCATTTTGAGTTCCGCCAGAGGACGCTGCAGACGACTGTAGAGAACGATCAGGTCCGATACATCCCCTTGAGTATCATCGGCAACTCGATCAAGCTCGATTTGCGCTCGGTTGAACTCCTCCTGGGACGCAGTGGCCAGCCGCAGCATCGCATCCAGCCGGGAGATTTCGTCCGACCCCTTCACGGCGTCTGACGCCAGCTTTACGAGGCCCGCCGACACTGCTGCAGCCGCCCCAACCGCAGCGCCTCCGCGGGCGAGCCCAGCAATGTTCGCGACGCCTGGCGCTCCTCCCAGCCCGTTGCCAAGGCCAGACAGAATGTTCCCACCAAGGCCATTAAGCCCCTGGTAGCCGCGCGCCACTTGCTTCAGCTCTCGCTGAGTCTCGCGCAGCCGCTGATTCAGCGTGTTTTGCGCGATGCCTAGCTCACGACTGGTCAGGTTGCCATTGGCTCGTAGGTTCTGATACTGCAACTGTAGCTGTTGCAGTTGCCCGGCGAGAGCCCGATAGCGACTGACCCCAAGATCGCCTCGCGCGGCCTCAAGCGCCTGCTGGCGGGCTGCTATGGCGGACTTTTTCTGCTCCGCAACCAGCTGATTGACAGCGGCTCGCGCTTCAGCCTGCCGGCGGACTATTTCATCAGCCGTGCGGCGCTGCTCCGCTGCAGATTGGGTAAGAGCCGTGCGCTGCTCGCGCAAAGTCGCCAACAACGCCTTGACCTGGCCCTGATAGTTGGCTGTCGCGATAGTCAGTTCGCGAGACGACAGCACCCCGGAGTCGCGCACCTGCTGATACTGTCGGCGGAGTTCAACAAGAGCCTGCTGCGCATTCTTGATCGACGCCAGTCCCAGGGCGTTCTTTGCCGACGACAGAGAGCTATCAGGTCGATTAGCCGGACCTGACATCTCCTGTCTCAGCTGGCGCAGTCTGCCCAGAGATTGATCGACAGATCGCCTGTAATTGGCCTCGGCTTCTGCACGCTGTTTTCCGGAAAGAGTTGCATCCTGGCTGATCAGCTGATACTGGCGGCGCAGCTCAACCAGGGCTCGCTGCTCCCGCTCAAGCTGCCCAACCCCCAGGGCCTCGCGCGCAGCGCTCATCGCCCTGTCTGCGCGACCGGCACCCAGGCGCCGGGTCAGTTCATCGTTTAACCGACGCTGCTCTTCTGCAAGCCGCTTGGTGTCAACTCCAGCGTCACGCAACTCGCCTCTTCGGCTCGCGATAGATGCTCGAAGAGTTCTTTCGGATCGCTCAAGCCTACCAAGTTCCGCCAGGGCATCCCGGTAGCTAGCTTGCAACGCTCTTGAGGGGGCTGCCGTCCTGGCCAGTTCGTCCCCGAGGCTGCGGACATTATCCCGAGCGCGGTTCATCTCGCGCTGCGTACGCTCAAGCGCGCTCTCTAGGTCACGAAATGCACTTATCTGGCGGAGTGGTTTCTCAACCACCCGAACAAGATCAGCATATTCCTTCTTGAACCCTGAAACCTCACGCAATGCGCTATCGAGGTCAGCCACAAGACGAATGCGAACATCAGCCATTTTTATCCGCCTTCAGCGAGTTCAGAAACAGGGACCAGGGATAGTTCCAGGCGAGGTGGTGACCGAGACGAATCAAGATTCCAACAGTTGAGTCTAGGGCTCTTAACGCTTTTGACTTGGACTCATCAGCCGGTCCAGCATGCCGAAAAAATCGGGGTTCATCTCCCGGCAGTGCTTAATCAGCAGCGACAGCTCGCTTGGTCGCATAATCTCTACGTCGCCCTCGCTCAAAGAGGTGAACGTCGGAATATCACTCAGGCGCATATCCTTAAATAAAGCCTCAGTTATCAGATCAGAAGATTGCGGTGCACTGATCAGTGCACGTACATCAGCAACACTCAGTTCACGAACGATCACTTCCGCTTCACCCACTTTCACAACCTTGCTTGCGGTCATCTCGGACATTTCAATCCTCCAGAAAGCACAAACCCCGCCGAAGCGGGGCTGACTAGAATTTTGGGGTCAGTTCTTATGGCCAGACTGATAGGAGCCCCGCACACATCCATCTCGGTCAAACGAAACCGTAGTCTGGTCAACATACTTGTCATTCCAGTAGGTGACAGCACCCGCGCCGGCGGTACTGCCGTTGCGGTTCACCTTCCCGTAGATGCTTTCCACATCCTCCCTGGACATTCCAGGGACGACCTTGCCCTGGACCTTGGCCTTGCGAAGGTCACGCTCAGACAACCCTGTGGAACACGTAGGGCTTGGCGACGAACCACCGACGACGGTCACTCCGCTGCCGCCCTGATGGCTACCTCTATAGGTACGGCCTGATGGCTGCTTGGGCTTAGCCATGACAGCCGAAGCACCTGACCCGCTTGGACGCTGGTTGGTGGCGGAGACCACATCGTCCAGGGATTGGTTTTCTGGGCAATTCTGCTGGGTAAAAGTGACTTTTCCGTCAGGGCCGACACACTTGAAGACCGTCGCCGCATGGACAGAACTGACCGCAAGAAGCAAAGCGAGAACGGGGAAAATCCGTTTCATAGCGACTCTCCATAGGAACTGCTTCACACTCTAGCACCGCCGCGCCAACACCAAAACCCAGGGCCTAGTTGGGTTTTGATAGCCCAAATGTCAGATCGGAGTCAGGGATTGCTCGCCCGGCGTCCCTGCCGGGCATGAATGGCGTCACACCGTCGCCAGTTCCTTCTTGATGTTGAAATACTTCGACTTTCCAGCGCCGACCTTAGTCGGGTCCATCAGCACCTTAGCAGTGGCCTCGGCAGCGAGGAAGTCTTCGGTATTGAGCCAGTCCTGTTGGCTCGACGGGTTCAGGCGGCACCGGAAATAGCGCGCCTGGATACGGCGCTGGGTACCGGCTGCGTTCTCACCCTCGAAGAGGCATTCGAACGTCTTGCCGCTGTTGGTCAGCGCTTCGATCACATCAACGGTGGCGGACTTGTAAGTCACCTTGATCGGCGTGGCCGCAGAGATCGCACCCCCTTCAACGATTTCGATACCGGCGCCGGTCATGTTCCAGTCGTCGAACTCTTCGTAGGTCGTGGTGCCGTCATCACTCTTCACGCTGGTGATCTCCAGCGGCATGAAGTCGAGCGCGATCGTGCCTCCTGGAACGGCGGTGTGCGCTTCGTCGGTGTGGGTGGCAGAAGGAACATTGGTGGCGTCCCCCCACACCAAGGCAGCCAGGATGCTGGTCTTGAGCTCGCGGAAGTTGATCGACAAACCGACCGAAGTGATGCGCGAAACGGCATCGTACTCACCGCCCTGCGGGGTGGTGGTATCCGGCAAAGTGATCTCGTTGGTCTCGATGGTCTGCTGGATAGTGGACACCAGGCCAGCGAACTGGAAGGGGGTGGTAGCGCCGGACTCGCGGATCTTGAAGGGTCCGCCGATCACATACGTCTCTTTCTCGATAGCCATATCAGGCCTCCTTCTTGATCACGCCTTCGCGGCGCAGGAATTCAACCTGGTCAGGGCTGACGTTGATCTTGTCGCCGGCCGCCTTCTCCTTGCCCTGGTGCCAATGCACCTTGGCCAGGGTGACCTCGACGGCCTTGTTCAGCGCAGCCGGCGGCGCGGCGTCGACCGCGGCCGGCACCTGGGGATCGCTCTTCATGGGTTACGCCTCGATGATGGTTTTCAGATAGACAGGGATTCGAATCACAGCAGCGGCCACTCCATCACCCGGCGGGTACGGCTCAGGCGCCCCCAACGTCAGCCCGGTAATGCCGCGCTCTCGGGGCAGCCAACGCAGGAAATGCCCCTTGGGGGCAGGCATCAGGCACGCCAAAAGGTCTAGCTGTAGGTCCTCCAGAGCCTCCTCATAGTGGTCATACCCACCTTGCACCGCGCCTACCACGTCGAAGCCGCGATGGAAGCGAACGGCGGCATCAAGATGCTCCGGCGGCTGCTCCTTGCCGGGCTGGACGACAATCAGCGGAAAGCCCTCGTGCCGTTCCTTGACCAGTTCGTTAAACCACCCGGAGAGCACACGAGTGCCAGCGTCTGTCCGGTATCCCTGGTTTGGCGTGATGGTTTGCAGGCGCGCCAGCAAGGCCAAGCGGCCGATCGTGAGCACGTTCGGCTTCATGCTTCCTCCTCGATCGTTGCTGCCGTCAGCAACCAACCGTCGTTCGCAATGAGCTTTTCCACGAGATAGCGCGACGACCCGATGACGAAGAGGTCGCCACGCGATGCCGTGGGAACGTCCTTCGCCAGCCAACTGATCCCAACCTTGTCCGTGATGAAAACCCCATCAGGTCCCTCGTAGGTGAGGTTTCGGTCGACCTGCAGCGGTATCCCCCTGATCGGGGGACGACCGATGCCGCGGAACTCGCCCACGGCATCAGATAACCGCTGTTGCCCACGTTCGTGGAGCCGTTGGATCAGCCGGCCAAAACGGCCCGGCGCGCTCATTGCTGGATCAGCATCGCCGACGCGAAGCCGTCAACGGTGGGCTCGGTGATCTTGCCGAACGCCACCGAGTCGGCAGTGGCAGCAGCTACCAGTTCCCCATCGAGCACGCTGCACTTGGCACCCTGGGTCAGGCCAGCGGCAGCAGGCAGGCTCCAGACGCCGCCAGTTTTTCCGGCGAACGGCTCGCCCGCGGCGGCATCTACCAGCGGCACCACCACCAGGTCTCCGATCACCGCCGGCACGCCAGATTGAACGCCGCCAGCAGGCGCGATGAGAGTCAGGACGTTGCCGTCCTCCACATAGTTCTTCGCCATGGTTGATTCTCCTAATGGCAGAAACAGAAAGCCCCGCTAGATGCGGGGCTCGGGAGTTGGCACCGATCAGGCGCCGTTGGATTTCTGCAGGCCACGGAAGTCCAGCGGCGCCACGCCGGCGTCGATGCGGACCTTGCTGGCCACGCCGTCGACAGTGAAGCCTTCCTGTTGCTCCAGGTACGGAGTATCGACGCCGTCCAGGTAGGCCACCTCGATGGTGTCAGAGCCTTTCTTGGCAGCCATGTACCAGGCGGTCGCCGAGGAATCGTCCAGGCGCGGCTCGCCGATCACCTGCGCGAATGCGCGAATCGGGTTGACGATGCCGCTATTGACGTCGGCGCCCGGCACGGACTCGGAGTTGATGATCTGGTTGGCCTTGTCCTCGAGTGCCACCGGAGTCAGAACGAAGCCCGGACGGATGTTCAGGGTGCGCCCCTTGCCCTTCTCTACCTGGGCTTTCTGGGTGGCCATCTGGGTCTTGGCCTTGCTCAGGCTGTCGATGGAAAGCGCCGAAGCCGCGCCAGTGAGCAGGTTGCTGTGGTCGGCATGGAACAGAGCCTTGCCATCGCTCATCGCCGGGTTACCGGTCAGAACCGCATAGACCAGGTCGCCGATGGTGGCCTTGGCAGCCTGGCCCAGCTTGAACGGGATATCCGAGAGCATCTGCAGGTCGTCGTTGATGATCGCCTGACGAGTGATGCTGAACAGCTCTCCGTAGGTGGCCAGGATGATCTGCTCGCCGCGCTCGCCGAGGGTGACGTACTTGTACTCGGCGCCCTCACGCACCTGACGCAGCGAGGAAAACTCGCCCAGCCCGACGCGGCGCGCCGGCTTGAAGTCAGTGAGAATGCCGGACTTGGTCCACAGCGGGAAGGTTTCTTCGGCCTCTTCCCAGCCAGCCAGCACCGACTTGTTGGCGACATCCAGAAGGATCAGGCCGAAGTCGCTGGAAGTGTGGGTGAAAGCCAAGCCGACCATTTGCGGCGCGTTGAGCGAGGCCACACCGATCCCACGATCGACCAGCGAGGCGCGAGCCAGTTCGCGGAGCGTCATGCCGTTGTACGCGTTGTCAGCCTGGCGCTCGCCTCGACCGATGCGGGCCAGCACGCTCGCGCGCACCGAGTCACCCACCAGGTTGCCGTTGCCGGCATGGATGTGGGCCCCGCCACTCAGGGCGGCAGCCGGCTGGGTGTCGGCGCCAATGGCAGCCAGCAGCTTCTCGCGCGCCTGGTCGACGGTGATGTTCATGTCGTTCAAGCAAGTGGCGAGCAGTTCGGCGTGCCCGGTGGAAAACGCGCCGAAGGCAGCAGTGATTGCGCTGCGGCGACCAGATTCCTCGGCGAGGATGCGGGCGCGAATATCGGCCTCGGTTGGGGCAGCGGCCGCGGGAGCCGCCGGCGCGGCCGGTGCCGGAGTCGGCGCGGGAGTGTTGGCCGGCGCGGCGGGGGTCTGGGCGCGCGGGGCCAGTAGAGTTTTCAGAGCTTCGGGCATGTGGGCGAACTCCTGCATGCGTTTGGAGGAAAGGTGAGCGGCCGCTCGCAGCGGCTCAGTGAGCTGGTCGGCGAAGCCGGCAGCGACGGCCTCTCGGCCATTCATCCAGGTCTCCTCCTTGAGGAGCGCCTTGATGTCGTCGGCGGACTTCCCGGTCTTGTTGGCATAGGCCATGACCAGGGTGTCCTCGACCTTGTCGAGCAGTTCGGCATAGCGGCGCATGTCGTCCGCATCGCCGCCCTGGATGCCCCAGGGCTTATGCACCATCATCATGGCGTTCTCGGGCATGTAGATGGTGTCGCCGGCCATGGCGATGACCGAGGCCATCGAGGCAGCCAAGCCATCGATGTACACGTCGACGCTGGCCGGGTGGTTGCGCAGTAGGTTATAGATCGCCGTCCCCTCGAAGACGTCGCCGCCCGGGGAGTGGATGTGCAGGTTGATCTTGGTCAGGTCGCCCATTGCCTTGAGGTCTCGAGCGAACTGCAGCGCGGTGATTCCCCAGACGCCGATCTCGTCGTACAACAACACCTCGGCGACGCCGCGACCGGCAGCCTTAATGCTGTACCAGGACTCATGCGGGGCGTTGGCCTCAGTCAGCGCCGCCGCCATCGGCAGCATCAGGCTTTTATGGATCAGGGTTTGATGGCTGCCCATCGGCGCCTCCATTGTTGCTCTCGTTGGGGAAATCCGGGCCAGGCACGGGTAGGCCGGCGCCGTATCTGTTGACGAGTTCGCGAGCCTCGTCGGCGGTAAGCATCTTCCCGACGCCCAGGTACACCTTCTGCACCGCCTAAACTGGGTCCATCCCGGACTTGACGAATTGGTGGTAGGCATCCGAACTGAAGACCAGGCCGGCCTCCCGGTTCGCCTTGATCTCCGTCTCACGCGACTTCTTCAGCTCGCGCGGATCTCGACCACGGGCGCGGGCAACTTCCGCCTCATCGGCGAAGCCAGCCTTGACCAGCAACTCCCATGCGTTGGCCTCATGCATCGGGTTAATCCATGGCATGACCGGCCCCTGGTAGACCGCCGCGTAGAGAGTGCGGTGATCAACATCGGCGGGCAGGCGTTCCTTCCGAGCCAACAGGTACATCTGCAGCCAGGCCCGATAGACCGGCCGGCACCAGTAGTCGATGAACTCGTGCTGCAGCAGGTCGTAGCCCAGCCAGCCCTCGACCAGTTCCTGGCGCTGCGCCGAGTAGGTGCCGTCGTAGGCCCTAGACACCGAGGAGTAGGTGCTGCGGGTGCCGGCCCCGATCATCCGCAGCTGGCCGTTGCGGAAACCTTCAAGGAAGGGGTTCGGCCGGTTGCTCTCGATCATCCCAACGTCTTCGCCTGGCTCGAGGTCGTCGAAGACCATGCCGGGGGCGATGGGGATCGTTCGGTTCTTCCGGTCCTTCCCGGGCTCCGCCGTGTAGCTGTCGGGGTTGCCCTTCTTGATATACATCGCCAGGGCAGCACTGATGCGCGCCGCCACCCGCTCGCTCTCCTCGTAGTCCTTCAAGTCGGCAAGGCGGATAAGCACTGCGTGCAACATCGGCACGCCTCGGTTCTGGCCGATCCGCTTGCGGTAGGCGATGTGGATGATCCGTTCCGCTTCGACGCGCTTCACCGCCAGGCTGCCGCCCAGCGTCTGCAGGTTGCCGGGGTGATCCTTGAGGAGGTGATAGGCCCTTTTCCGGCGCCATGTGTCACGCTCGATACCCTGAACAATACCCTTCGACAGGTTGTTGTAGCTGAAGGGCAAGTAGTCGGGCTCCAGCAGTTCCAGGGCGAAAGGCACCGACGTGGCGAACGTGTAGCTCGGGACTCGTCCCATCAGCTTCTGCGCCAATCCCTCGCCATCGCGCAGCCAGGTTCGGCACATCAGACGCTCTACCTGGGGCCTCGTCAGCTCACCAGAGGTCTCCGGCGAGAGTGACCACTCGGCCCACGCGCTGCGGATCTCCATGGCCAACTCAGCATGCACCGAGCCATCCAGGCGCAGCGGCAGCGGTTCCACGCCGATACCACTGCCGCCCACCACCCTCTCCTCGAGGCGATCGAGCAGGCCGGTAACCAGATCGTGATCTTCGTCCAGTTTCCGGCACTGCTCTCGCATAGAGACCGCAGACTTCTGTAGCGAGGTGTCGGCGCCCAGCGGCTGACGCTTGGCCTTGTGGGTTCGCCCTGGCCTGGCAGCCTCATACGCCTGGATTGCCTCGCGAGCGGCCAAGCGCCGAGCCACCAGCTCGGGGGCCAAGGGTTCCAGTAGTCGATCGATCAGGTTCATCAGCAGAACTCCGCCAGTGCCGGGCCAGGACGGCGACCGGCGGCGCGGTCCCGCTCTGCGGCTGCGCGGCGCTCCCACTCCTGGCGTCCGGCGCGGATCTTCTCGATATCCTCCATGGTGTGGGTGCGTCCGTTGAAGATCACTGTCCGCCCTTCCAGCACGGCGGCCTCGGCCTCCAGGTATTTGTCGAGCATCTGCTGCGCTGTCAGAGCCATGGTCCGCTTCCAGTGTTGAGCCAGCCCTGGGAGGTGCTGGCATGGTTATCGTTCGAAGGTTGCTGTTGGGCGACCGGCTCCGGCACGGGATCAACGCGCACGCGCTCCAGCTGGTCGAGGTCGAGGCCGAAGCGTTGCTGGCTGATGCGCAGCGCGGCAAGGGCGTAAACGAAGCAATCCAACGCCTCGTTTCGCCGCCCGCCGGAATCCCAGCGCAGGACGCGAACACCCTTCGCCATCACCGGCTTCTTCTTCTCGGCGGTGATCTGCTTCAGTTCGTCTTCGTCGCAGATGTCGCTGTCGATCGGGAAGTGCACACAGCCCGGCGTCGGTTGCCACGGGATGGGCACATCAATGCGCAGGCGGCTGTAGATCAGCTCCTTCGCGTTATCGGTGCCCAGTTCAGTCTTGTAGACCTTGCGCTTGCGACGCTTCGGGAAGTTCGCGATGGGCTTGCCGTAGGCGCTGGCCCCGAAGGTCGGGATCACCCAATGCACGCCGTGTTTGATGCTCTCGGCCTCCACCTCGTCGGAATAGTGGCCGCCAGCATCCCAGCACCACCGCTCGACACGCATCGGCACGCCGTCTACCCGGGTGAACTGCCGGTGAATCTCCAACCCCACCTTGCGCCGCAACTCCTCGCTGGCGGGATCGCCGGTCAGGATGAAGCGATGCACCAGCCAGGCCTCCTCGCCCAATCCGAAGGCCCAGACGCGGCCCTCGTAGCGGTCGTCCTGGGTGTCGATGCCGCCCATCAGGACCAGCGCCTGGGGTGGCACCTTCGGGTAGTTCTCGCGGCGAGCGTAGAGCGTCTGCCACTCCACACGCTCGCCCTGGTCTTCCTCCCACACCTCGCCGCGCGTGGTGTTGATGAAGGCGATCAGCTTCTCGCGGTCGCCTTTGACCTTGAGCCACTCATCAGCCAGCGACACCCAGTCTTTCCAGGTGCTGTAGATGGCCCAGCAGTAGAAGCTGACCGAGCGCGGCGTGCGGATCGGCTCGTTGTCCGGGCCGAACCAGTCCATGCTGTCGCGCGTCCAGATGCCGGTCTCCGAACAGATCCAGCGCCCGTTCTCCTGGGCTGCCACCATGTCGCGATGGATGAAGCAGGCATTGCAGTGCTCGCAGGAGTACCAGGCCTCCTCGGCCTCGCCCAGCGCGTTCTTCCGCCACTTCAGACCGAATGCGCAATCCTTGCCGCCCCACTTCAGGGACTGCTCTTGGTGGCAATGCGGACAGGCGACGTGGAAGTGCAGCCGGTAGGGCGACTCCTCGGCCGCCTTGGTGATCTGGCAGCTACCAGCCGTCTTGGGCGTCGAGCCGCGGATGGACTTCGGGTAGATCGCACCGTCCAAGCGCTTGTCGCCGAGGAAGGTCGGCGAGCCCTCCCCCTCGACGTCAGCGTCGAACTTCGACAACTCGTCGTAGATCACCTCGTCGGGCGATTTCTCGCGGTAGTTCCTGGCGGCCTTCCCGCCGAGAATCCAGAGGTTCCGCCGGTTCGAGAACACCTTGTTGTCCAGGGTGTTGTCGCTGTGCTTCTTGCCATACCAGGGCGCGAGGGCCAGCATCACGTCGACGTCGCGCACCATCCCCATCACGTGCTTCTTGCTGATGGACTCGGCATCCGGGTCCGTCGGGCTCCACATCATGATGTTGCGGCGCTTGTGCTGGATCTTGTAGCCGATGTTGGCCATCAGCAGCTTCGTGTAGCCGATCCTGGCCGACTTCACGAAGTTGACCACCCGGATAAGGTCGTTGCCCATCGCGTTCAGGATCGCGACCTGGAACGGGGCCGTCTTCCAATCGCCCTCGTTGTACGAGGACTCGGCCGACATATAGAAGTTATCGTCGGCCCATTGGACCGCCGTCATCGGCAGGTCTTTGAACATGGCCTGCAAGCCCAGCTTGACCGCATTGCGCAGGTCATTCATCCAGGGTTGCAAGGTACTCATCGAGATATCCCGGAAGGTCGTCGCCGAAGTCGGCCGAGAGGTTGCGCGCCAGGGCGATCTCCCGCTCGAAGGCTTCCAGGATTAAGGGGTCCATCTCTGGGTGGCGTTGGCTCACGGTCTTTCCGACCGTCTCCAGCTTCGAACCTATCTTGGCGGCGATCTTGGCCAGCGCGTAGGTGGCAAATGGGACGGGGACCAGGAGCTTGTCATTCACCTGGTTCTTCTGTTCCTGGGCGTAGGTTTGAGCGCGTGTAAGTTCGAGCCGCGCCTGCATCAGTTTCGCTTCGACGTAGGGATCAACACCTTCCGGTAGCTCCCCCTCAGGTTGTTGTTTCCGAGCGGCGTGCTGGATGCGATTTTCGACCACATCCGCCACCGTGTAGAAGGCCTCTCGACCTATTCGCTCGATTGGTTGAACGCCCCATTTATCAAAGGCTTGCGGAGAAATCCCGAGGCTCGAGGCCATCTCGGACTTGTTCAACCATCCGCGCTGTTTGGTTGTTTCGTTTTTGCTCATGACTAAACAACAACCAACCTCCGAAAAAAGGTCATACATATTTGGCGCGCGGGGCTCGAATTACCCTCTGACGGGGGCACCCCGGGGAGGACCCGCGACGCACCACTTTGGTGCATCAGTCAGCGCCTCGCAGCGAACCGAGCAGCAACGCCGCGCATCGCCACCTCGAACTCGCGCGGCAGGTTCTCGTCGGCGTACTGCTGCGCGATCTCGAAGAAGCTCAGCCGGCGGCGGTACGAAGGGCGAGACACGAAGGCCATGATGACCGAGACAGCATCCCGGCCTCGGCCTGTGCGCTCAGCAATGCCTATGGGCTGGCCCTTACGGGTCATGACGAAGTAGCGGCGAGCATTACCCTTCGCCCTGCTCCGTCTGCTATCGGTCGCGTTCGCGTTGTACCCGGCCTGGCTGAAGCCGCGGATGCCGCTCAACGCCTTGGTGACCTGGCCGCGCCTGATGTTCCCGTAGCGATCCAGGTCCGCGCCGGCGCCGGGCACCACGTACTTGCCTTCTGGCAGTATCCCCTTGGCCCTGAGCTGAAGTTCGGCCGGCTTGTTCCGACGCGGGCCACCGTAGACCTCAGGGGCAATCCACACCGATGCAGGCTGCGCACCGTCCGCTTCGTCCTTGAACCAAACCCGCGCTTCCAGCCGGTCTTTCCTGGCTGGCACCATGCGCAGGCTGTTCAGGGTGTACGGGGTCGGGCGGTCGAACACGACACGCATCTCATCGCGCAATCGATCCGTCAGGCCTTGCGCGGTCCGCGTAAGCGCAGTGGCTGTCGCGTAAGGAATCTGCCTCTGCTCAAGCTCAGTCAGGTCGGCGAGCTGCTGCCGGAACCCTTCCGGCTTGATACTGATCATCTTCTGCAATACCTCGGCAGGCCGGCGATGTGCTTACGCAGCGCCTCAATCATCAGTTCGCGTCGCTCGACTCCGGCTCGGAGATCAGAAACAACTTGTCCATCAGCGGCAGCAAGGACGGCTCTTCCTGCATCAGCGCTGCCGGAGGCTCCGGGAGCCGGGTGCATTCCGTCTGCGGGGCAGCGGGCTTTGACGTACACGACGCGAGCACCAGTGCCGATAGCATCGCGGCGCAATTGGTTTTCTTCATGGGAGGCCTGTAGTGCTGCTTGGTAGGTTCGGGCCAGGGCATCGGTCTGGACCTGCGCCTGGGTGTCGCGCTGGGCCTGCTGGGCCATGGCGGTGATCGTCTCAGCGGATTGCTCGACGGCGGCCTTCAGGTCATCACGCTGAGCAGTAACGTGATCGAGGCGCCAGAACACCAGCGCGGCTACCAGGGCGACCACCAACCATGGCCGCCAGGTCACGGATCGATCCTCCGACCAACCTTGAACATGAACGTCGGCTCTTGATCGAGCATCGAGTTGACGATGCCCTCGATGACCGAGAACAGGGAGACGACAAGTTCAAGCGGCGCCCACTTGGCGAACGCCAGCGGGCAATCGCTATCGACATCCCCCAGCCACATCGGAATGCCGTAATAGCTCCCATGGTGCGAGACGCCGATCTTTCGAGCTTCGGCTTTCGTCGTGAACCCGAGCATCATTCCCCCTTGAGCGCTGCGCGCGCCCATTCGAGACGCGCCACTCGATCCTCAGCACCGTTGTAGCCGCCGTTGATCTTCAGAGCGATCCGCTCGAATCGGCCTTGGTCAGCCAGGTCGTTTAAACCCCGCGACTGCCAGAACCAACCCGCGGCAATTGCTGCCCAGGTCCGTTGCTCCAGCAGTTCAGGCTGCGCCACCAGCGGCAGCGCCAGGGCGCGTGCAGCTTCCGCGTAGTTGTCGTGGCCGGTGATCATGATCAGGCCGCGTCCCCGGTATCGATACCCATCGCCCGTATCCGGTGAGCCGTTGCCCATCCGGTTTGCGTAGACGCGGTTCGCGATGCGCTCAGGCTGGCGTGCGTACTGCTTTGCCTCTGCCGGCGTGAACCGCTTCGGCCACGTCTTGAGCAGGCCTTCTGCGGAGTAGTTCAGATTCTCGACCAGACGCTTGAGGCTCTGGCTTTCGTGCCCGACCTGAGCCAGGAACATCGCCACCCGCTCAGCCGTGTTGATCTCGAACCGAGCCATGGCGCCGTTGATGTGCTCGACCCAAGTCGAGGCAGTAGCGGCACCGCAGCCGGTAGCGCGGTCGAGTTGATCGGCGGTGATCTTCATTCGCCAGCCCCCCGGCGCGGAAACTTCCAGTCGGCGATCCGATCAGCGAACTCGGCGATCTTCTTCACACCCAGGAAGCCGGTGAACACCCCGGCAGCAGTAGCCATGTTCTGCGGAAGGCCAAACCATTCAAGGACAGGAATCAGGCCCAAGGTGATCAGAGTGCAGAGCGTTGCCTCGAGCAGCGCCTGGCGCCGCGTTCCACCGCCGTAGATCACCCGGGTCAGCGCGACCACAAAGGACAGGCCGGCGGCGTACAGCTGCGGATAGTGCGCAGACAGCCACGCCAGCAGCGCAGCCCACGTGATGGGGTCTTTGTCGGGCATTTTCATGGTCTCGAATCCCCTCGGCGGGGCGGAAATGAAAAAGCCCAGCGCGAGGGCTGGGCCAGGAATGGGTGCGGGTCTTTCCCCGCAGTCCGAACAGGCCGCCCCGCGGAGTCGAGGTCATGAGGCGCCTGTTCTGCCGGTGTTTTCCCGTAACACTGCACCGCCGGCTGACAGTGTCCAGGCCCCGTTAGGCCGCCCTGGCTGCGGTTTGCTGCCGCTACGCAGAAACAAAAAGCCCCGCACGACGGCGGGGCTTATGTGGAGTCTGAAATTAGTTTTTGTGGCCTGATTGGTACGAACCTTGGACACACCCGTTTCGGTCAAACGATACGGTGGTTTGATCGACGTACTTGTCATTCCAGTATGTGACAGCACCCGCGCCGCCTGTGCTGCCGTTCCGGTTCACCTTCCCATAGATGCTTTCCACATCCTCCCTGGACATGCCGGGAACCACCTTTCCTTGTACTTTGGCCTTGCGCAGATCCCGCTCGGACAGGCCAGTCGAGCAGGTAACACTTGGCGCCGACCCTCCAACAACTGTCACGCCACCACCCGCCACTCCTGATGCCTGATGGCCGCCTCGATAGGTTCGCCCTGCCGACGGCTTGGGTCTTGCCATCACCGCCGACGCGCCGGTACCGCTCGGGCGCTGGTTCGTGGCTGACACAACATTGTCCAGCGTCTGATTGGCCGGGCAGTTCTGTTGCGTGAACGTGACCTTTCCGTCTGGTCCAACGCACTTGAAGACCGTCGCGGCCTGGGAAGAACAGGCGACCATTGCTAAAGCGAGAACGGGAAAAATCCGTTTCATGGGGTAATTCTCCGTAGGAACTACCTCACACTTTAGCACCAGACAACAGGCTCTAGAACGCTGGAAGGCAACAGAACATGACAGAAGGAAAGGCAACAAAAAACCCGGCGCGGAGGCCGGGTTTCGGTGTCGATCTGGCTTAGCGCGCACGGATCAACAGATGTGGGTAAATTACGCCCATCCGATCACATCCGTCAAGCCACATCGAGCAGTTTCTCCCGATCCAGTATTTCAGTCACATGCACCAGAGCCTCCTCCTCAAGCTGCTCGAGTTGCTTGCGGATATCACGGCGCCACCTGTTGCGGGTTGAGTCAGGACGAGCCTCGGTATCCCACTGGTTCATGTCGTAATACTCATCGGACAGGATCAGCAGATCGGTGGAGCGCTTCCCCTCCTTCCCCTTCATCTTCGGAATTGCCCAGGCGGAGACGGCCCTGGTCAAGAACAGGTGCGGCGCCGGGGTCTGGATGCGCGGAACCAAGCGCCCTATCGCCTGAAGTCGACGGCCGTTATTCGTCGAGTAGCGAGCATGCAGCACGTCCCACTCGCCCGGCGAAAGCTCCCGGTGCAGCAGGGCGTGCAGAATGCAATCGAACTCGAACTGGTCCTGAGCAGAAAGCAGAGCCCGAAAGCCGCCATCGACCTTTCGGTCGATAAGCCTCTGCCAGCTCTGCTTCGCCGTGTTGTCGATGGCATCGGCCGCCAGGACGCGAACGATCGCCGGCATCACGTCGCGGTAGACCCCAGTCATGCAGCCCCCTTCGGCGTGCCGTTCAGGCCAAACAGATCGCGCAGCAGCGTTTCCACCGCCGCGCCCTTCGCATTGCCGTCCAGCAACCAGAGCCGGCCATAGTCGTGAAAACCCAGAGTGCCGCGGTCGCCGTGCCAGTTGGCGATCATGACCAACAGCGCAGCCAAGGCAGCAGCACCGCCCACCTTGACCTGCGCCAGCTCCTGGCCGGCCACCTTGAGAAACTCCCGCTCCAGCCTGGTCATGACCTTGCGGGGCGCCATCGGTTGTACGTTGCTCATCGGATACCTCGCGCAGTGCTGACGCTCCAGTCGTTCAGGCAAAGCATGCTCAGCGAACCGCCGAAACATGCGCCTGTGTCCAAATAGAACACGTTCCCCAGTCTGGTGAGCCTGTTGTGTGGTGTGTGCCCGACCAGCACTGCGGCAACGCCCTCGATAGGAGTGGAGTCCTCGTTCGCTGCCCTGGACCTTGCCCACAGAGCGGCGGTGACGTGCGCTTTCTCTCCGGCCTCCACGCCGGCGCAGAACGCCTGCCAACTCTTCGCCTGGCACTCGGCATGAACGATCCCGACGGCGCCAGCGGCGGTCTCCACCTCGATGGCCAGCGGCAAGTCGTCGAACAACTCGGCGTAGCCCCGCTGCTCTGTCTCCGGCAATCCAAGCAGCCACGCGCCCCCATTGGCGACATGTAGCCAGTCGTCGCCGCCATGCTTGTAGGTGTCGACGACCATCTGCTCATGATTCCCTCTGACCGCGTGGAACCAGGGCTGGCTTAGCCATTCTTGGACCAGGTCCGACCCCGGCCCGCGGTCCACCAGGTCACCAACGCTGAACAGCCGATCAACCGCCTTGTCGAAGGCGGCCTGCGCCAGCAACGCCTCCAGCAGATCGAAGCAGCCATGCACGTCGCCAACGCAGAAGTCACGCCCAGCGGTGTTGCGCTCAAAGCGCTGAACCAGTGTCACTGCATACCCTCCATCCGCTGCCTGGCTTTCTCCGCACAGGCTTGAAACACCTCTATCCCCACATGCTCACGCAAGGCCTCGATCAGCAACCGGTTGGCCAAGTCGTTATGGGCCCGGCGACTGTCCTTGCGCAGCCTCGCGATATGGTTCTGGAGACGGACCTTGTCTCGGTTCATCCAGCGGAGCGCGGTGCTTGCCCGGCTGTACCAGATCTCGTCAACGCTGCGCCCCGTCGCCTTCTGCTCAGCCTTGGCCGCCTCAATCTGGCTGCGACAACTGATGCAGGACGCGCTCAAGCGCTCCATCAACTCTTCGCACTCCTCCAGCGTGTTCGGGAGGGTGATCGGGAATTTGTGTTCGGTATTCACGCTGTTTTCCCCTTGCCGTACTGACGGCCCTTGTAGGGTCTGGCCATTTCGACTTCTTCCTCGCTGGGCTGATAGCCGCCGATGATCTCCACGAAACGGTGGTACTGGCCCTGGTGCTGAACGTGCGCCACACCCACCTGCCCGTGCCGGTTCTTGTCGACGATCAGTTCGGTAATGCCAGCCTTGCCGGCGTCGCTTTCCTGGTCCCTGTGGACCAGCACCACCACGTCCGCATCGGCCTCGATCTGCCCGGAGTCACGCAGGTCGCTCTTGGTCGGACGCTTGTTGCCCCGCGCCTTCGGCCCACGGTTGAGCTGCGCCAGCACCACCACAGGTACGCCGAGTTCCTTGGCCAGTCGTTTCAGCCCCTTGCTGATCTCGGTCACCACGTCGTAGCGGCTCGCGTTCCGCTGCTCGCCCTTGATCAGGCCGATGTAGTCGACGGCAACCAAGCCCAGTCCATGCTCACGCTTCACTGTCCGGCAGATCTGGCGGATGTCCCGGAGCGTCAGCGAGGCGTCGTCGCAGAGGATCAGCGGGGCATGGTTGAGCTTGTTCACCGCCCCAGTCAGGCCCGGCCAGTCTGAATCGGCCATCGAGTGGCCTTCGGCAATGTGCTTGAGCGGAACGCTGCCCACCGATGACAGCACGCGGTTGGCCAGTTCGACATCGGTCATCTCCAGGCTGAACACCAGCGCCGGCTCGTTGCACGCCAACGCCACCCGCTCGGCGAACCCAAGGCCAAGCGTGGTCTTGCCGCTGCCCGGCTCGCCGGCCACAACCACCATGTGGCCGGGACAGATGCCCGGGATGAAGGCGTCCAACGAGGGTAGGCCGGTGTCGTACCCCAGCTTCACCTCACGGTTAAAGCGCCTGTCGATGCCGTCGATGGCCTCCGGCAGCACCTCGCCGATGAAGCGGTACCGGCGCCGGGAGTCGAGCCCCTCGGCCTCGAGGGCAACCCATGCCTGCTGGCCCTGGCTCAGCACCTCGTCCAGCGGTTCGCCATCCTGCAGACGCTGGCTCATCACCTCGGCCGCGGCGATCACCCGGCGCGCCACCGACCGCTGCTTGATGATCCGGGCGTACTCATCAGCGTTCGCGGCGCTTGGGGTGTTCTTCACCAGGTGGGCAGCGACCTGCAGGGTGCTCTGCCCGTCCGCCAGTTGAGCCCGCGCCTCGTAGAGGGTCACGATGTCGACCGCGATGCCTTTCGCCTGGCAGGCCAGCAGCAGCTCGAACAGTTCCGCGCAAGCGGGGTGGTGGAAGTCCGAAACCTCCAGCTTGGCGCCCATGTCCTCGATCAGGTCGCCCCTCTGGATCATGGCGCCGATCACCGCGTACTCGGCTTCGTGGCTGTAGAGCTTCGACTCTGGCACCTCGTAGCCCATCACCGGGACATCCTGCATCTCGAGGTATCCGGTCATACCGAACCTCGCACGGATTTCCAGCGCAACAGCACCACTTCGCCGTTGGCGTCGCAGAGGCGATCAATCACGCGATCCCCGATGAATCGCCGGATATCGACCAGGCTCAGGTTGCTGATCAGGATGGTCGGAAGCAGGCGCTCGTAGCGGCCATTGACGACCTGGAACAGTACCTGGCGCTCGAAGTCGGTGCCGTGCTGGGCACCTACCTCGTCGATCACCAACAGGTCCGGAGCGTGCAGACTCTCGTAGACCTCGGACTCGCTCTTACCCTTCCGCCCAAACGTGTCCTTCACGCCCAGGATCAGGTCGGGTGCGGTGATGTAGCGCGCAGTCGCGCCAGCCAGACCTTCGGTGCGCAGCACCTGCTGGATGATCGCGCAGGCAAGGTGTGTCTTCCCGGTTCCCATGGTGCCCAGCAGCATCAGCGAGCGACCAACCTTCCAGTTCGAGGCGAAGTCATCTGCGTAAGCCTTGCAGCGAGCCAGGACTGGCGACTGCTGGTCCGGTGCGAAGTCGGTGCGGTAGTTATCCAGGGTCGCCAGTCGGAAGCGCGGCGGTATCTGGCTCTCCAGCAACGCGGCGTTGACCATCCGGGCATCACGCGCAGCCTGCGCCTTGGAGCGAACCTCCGGGTCGGATGATTGGCGAGCTTCGAACTCGCAGCGCCCGCATCCAGTCCAGACGAACCCGCCGTCGAACTGCTCCTGCTGCTTGCTCTCGAAGCCGCCGTGAACGGGGCAGGTCTCGTCCCTGGTTTTCACTTGGTTTTTGGTCATGGTCATGGTCTCGCAATTCGGTAGGTGCCGTCGGCCTGGCGCTCCAGGCCCTCTTCGTGGTTGGTCTGGTCGAGGCCCAGATGAGGCGAAGCAGGAGGAGGTTCAGCGCGCTGCGCGCCGAACGGAGGCCGCTGGTTTCGCACCCAGTTGCGCCAGGTCGCGAACCAGTCGAGCTTCGTCGCGTTCTTCCCGGTTGCGGATCGCCAGTGATCACCGAAGCTCTCACCGACCTTGCGCAGACCGGCCTCACCGAACTCAGGACGCTCGGCCAACGCCCAAGCCAACCAGTCATCCGGCAGGGTCCAGTCCTCCGGCAAGCGGGAGCCTCGCTTAGGCCTGACGGCTGGAGGGGGCTGCTCGGACTCTGGTGTTGGGCGCTGCTCCTGCGGCGCCAGCTCTTCCTCCGAAATCAGAGAATCAGAAGATCGGAGAATCAGAGAATCAGGGCGAACAGCTAACGGACTAGGAGATTCATCGGCACCACCTTGATCAGTGCCCGGTATACCCTCTGCACTGCCTAGGTCTGCCCCAGCATCTTCCTCACCATCAACCAGAACAGGAGCAGGAGCAGGAATGACGCTAGCCTTCTCTCGGCTATGCGGTGTCTGGTGCTTGGCGAAGTTCAGCACCTGAACTGCCCTGACTCCGCACCGCTCATACCGCTGGATAAACCCAGCCGAAACCAAATCATCCAGCATGCTTTCCACATCGAGCCCATCATCGTAGGGAAAGGCTTCTGCTTTGATGCGCTTCGGTCGATCCTCCAGGCGCCCTTCCCTGTCGGCCAACATCCACAAATAGATGAACAGGAGGCGATGCGAGTGGCTGAGCTCTGCCAACTCCTCGTTCGCCATGATCCCGGGCTTGATGTTACGAGCACGAGCCATCAGTCCCGGCCCTCCGGAGACCACCAAGTCTTTTCAGTCCGCAGCAAGACGCGGGCATGGGCCAGCACGGAGCGCAGTTGATCGGGGGATAGAAGCACTACCTCCTCCTCACCCATCAGGTGCGTTTGGCTGATCGCGAAATAGCCGCCGGTGCTGATGTACACATCGGTTTCGAAGGTTGGCTTGAGTCTCATATATCGAGCTCCTCGGTGACGCGCTTCACGAAGTCGTGGTATCCCTCGGCCATGAGGAACCCTTGGTCTTCAAGCGCACCGCGGCATGCCTTGGCGTGGCCGTAGAGCACCCAACGCTCACGCTCGGGCAGGTCGCGGAATTGACGGTAGGACGGCCAGGGCCCGGCGATCACCGGGCGGCCGTTGGGGCTGGTGGTGATCCGGCCCGGTTTCGGCTGAGTGGTCATTCGCCGATCTCCTGCGTAGGGGTGCCGCGCATCTGGAAGCGCTCCCGACCGGCGCCGAAATCCGGGTGCGTGGCTCGGTGTTGGGTCACGAAGGTGCAGCCGCGCGCGAAGCGCTCGAACACCCTGCTGATCTCGGCCTTTGCCCAGACCGCGTAGGGGCGCGCGTTCAGTTCCTCGTGCTTGCTGCGCACCATGGCGAAGGGGCGCGGGCTGTGCGGCATGTCGCGCACCACCGCATCGATCACCCTGGGCGGAAGGCCGTACTGCTTCCCTATCCGCTGCCGGATAGCGGTGATGCTCTCCATGCCGTTGGGGATCGAGTCGAGCAGCGGGTGCGATCGGTCCATGTCGCCGACGGTTTCGGTCAGCGCTGCCACCTGCTGCTCGGTCTGCCGCTGCCGCCGCTCGAGTTGGACCTGCAACTGGGCATGCGCGAGCAAATGCTCGGCCTGAGTCATCGGAGGCCGCCGAGACTTCAGCTTGGCCAATACACTTCGGCGAACCGACTTAGATTCGCGCATCCCGACCAGCATGCACTGGTCAAGGGTCAGGTCGTAGGTGGCGACCTGGTTGCCGTGGAAGGGGGTGTAATATTTTTGCACCCCCTCAAGCTCATCGCCCAACTCGTCTTCGACACGAGCGAGGAACTGATCGTTTCTGATCTTCGGTTCGCCAGCAGCCGAGCGAGCCTCGTTGACCATGTCCCGCAGTTCGATGGTGGTCATGGTGGCGGCCTGGCCGCCGAAGGGGGCCAGATCAGTCATGCCGGCACCTCCAGCTCGGTCAGCAGTTGGATCAAGTCTTCGCCAGCCAACCTGGCGATAGTGATAATCGACAGATGGATCGCATCCACCTGGTCGCCGGTCAGGCGTGGGCCCGGCTCGCAACCTTCGAAAGCCAAGTCTTCGCGGACTGCGGTAGCCAAGTCCTGGATGGCGCCGATATAGCTGTAGAGCTGGTCACCGAGTGCTTTCGCTCCAATGCGCCTAGTCATTGGCCACCTCCCCACCCTCCAGGGCAGCACGGACCAGGGCAGTGGCTGTCTCGGCCGCATGAAGAAGTAGGACTACGCGACGACTAACACTCGGCTCGTCGAGGATGTCGAGGAGCCCGCCTTGAATCGCGTCAAGCAGGTCGACAGCGCTGTCCAATGCAAGGTCGGCATCGATGTCATCCATCACGCACAGGACATTCGCTTTCTGATCTCCCTTCGAAAGATCAACGGGCGCAGTCGCCCGGAAGCTGATACCCAGAGTGGCCCTCATTGCTGAGCCTCCTTCTGCCGGTTGATGCGATCCGTGCAGACCTGCTCGAGCTCAACCAACATGAAGATGGCCCCGCCGATCTCCTCCAGAAACCAGCCGAGACGCTCTGAGGTTTCCTGGCCGACTTCGCCTTCAGCGCCAACGTTCGCCAGCAGATTCCCGACCGCGGCGACACCAAGCGCCATGTTCTGAGCCGCTTGCCGAGCCGCCCCCAGGTCTGACTTGATGGAGAGAATCTGTTTATCGGTCAGGTCTTCGCCCGGGACCCGGGAGGTCAGACTGCTGAGCAGCGTCGAGAGGTTCATTGGCGGCGCTCCTTTGCATTGAGCGCAGCGGCGATTTCCGCCTCCTCCGCGGGCAGAGGGATGGCGGCATCCACCAGAGCCTTTGCCGCATCACTCAGGTACGCCAGCGCGTGGTAGCCATTGCCATCCATGGGGCTACCCTCGACGAGGGAGATGAGGATGTCGCTGAGCCCGGCCAGAATGACGCTGGCCTCGTCCAATGCTTCCCGCTTGGAAAGTCCTGGGTTGACCTTGAAGAAGCTGTTCTCCGGGTCGATAGGGCGAGCTCTCAGAAGCGCGTTCATGCCGCACCTCCCGCTGCATCCAAGCCCCGCACGCAGCTACTGTGCATCGCCGCCACCACCTCGGTGAGCAGCGCGATAGCTTCCGCCTCGGAGTCGTTCATAGGGTGATCGACGTCCCTGGCCATGCGCCTGAGCAAAACGCAGAGAGCGTTGAGCGACTCCTCGTATCGCTGCATCACCTCTACGATGGGAACCCCCTCGCAGACCTGGAGCGCACAGAGCCCGCTGGGAGTCAGGAGAAAGCCGACCTCCTCAGTGGTCACTGGCTGTTGCGCCTGGCTTGACGTTTTGATATTTTTGAGTTGCATGTTTATGTCTCCCTTGAGACAAAGAAGTACCTAGGCAGTCGCTGCAACGACTACCGACTAAGGGCCTCGCGAAAGCGGGGCTTTTTGCTGTCTGGAGACAGGGAATCCCTATCCTCCACACATTCTGAAAAGCGCAGCCCAGATCAGGGCGGCTTTGAGGAAGGGGCGCGAGCGCGCGTATCAGACTTTTTCAAAGTGCAAGCTCCCGAATTTCGTTGAACAGCGCAGACAGCCTGCACCCGTTTAGAAATATCCCAAGCGCCCATGTAAACGAAGGCCCTGAAGAGGCCCTGCCGATGGTCACCCTGACCAGACTCCGCGCAGGAACGCTCATAGGAATAGTGGGTAGCCAGTGCCCCTTTTTCGGGCGCCTCACCCCGGATTTCTGTGCAGAGCTTCCGCCAGCAGAGAGCTCCTGGGCTTTTAACCGGGTTTAATGATTCGGACCGTGGCGGTTTAGCATGCGAAACTGATCCGCTTGGCAGGCATCGAGATACCCCTCGGCCGAACACCGCAGGCCAAATGCTCACGGAGCCACCTCGACACTGGATGCCTGAACAGCGGTATCAGCGCACTGCCGGATGTGGGAATCGGACGGCAGAATGGGCTCAAGGTCGGCGGAGCTTGCGGTCTTCTCAAGACTCTCGGCCAACTCAATGATCAAAGCGCCGGTGGAAAACCGGATATCCTTACCATGCGATGCCCTATTGATGGTGGATTGGCTCGATCCAACGGCTTTTGCAATTGCCTTTTGCGAGAGGCCAACTGAGCCAAGCCTCGCCAAAGCTTCGGGAATATTCATCCTGCACGAACCTATTCATCTATGCATTGACAAACATACACAAACGAATAGAGCATCGCAATACAATCTCTCATCGTCTTACAAGGGGTGACTTTCGCCATGACGCTCGCGGAGCGGCTCAGAGAGCTAATGTCAGAAAAAGGATGGTCTGAAACCGAGCTAAGCCGGCGCGCTCATGTGCCGCAGCCAACAGTTCACCGCATTGCTAGAGGTGACACCGGTCAGCCAAGAAGGGAGACCGTCACCCGCTTAGCAAAGGCGCTGGGGGTCTCGGCGGAGTGGCTTTGGTCGGGAAGCATTCCATTTACGCCAAGCGAGCAAGAAATTCTTGAAGAGAACGAACTGCGGGAACTAGATATTGAGGATAAAGAGCGCCAAGAGCTTGAGAATGAAGACCTTGAAGATTTTGATCCGCGCCAGACTGAGCTCCAGCTGAAACTGACAGACAGCAATGGCCTTCGACGCGGTTATTCAATAAGGCCTTGCATTGCTCTGGAGGGGAGCAGGCATAAGCCAAGCAGCCTCCAGCAGCTTCTGCTTAAGGTGCTCTCGGATGACCTGGGTGATCTCTTTAGCGCAGCGCAACGAAGCCGCCTAGTGAAGATCACGCTTGAGTTCGAAGACCCACTCACCCATTCAGAAAAGGTAGAGCGGATTCTCAAGATTCGAAGGCGATAGCCACCGGATACCTATCAAGCCCGCATTGCGGGCTTTTTTTTCTCTCGAAAAATTCAATAATGCATTGACATGGAATTCATATATGAATACATTGAATTGCACACACGGGAGACAGCAATGCATCCACAAACCATCACCGCACACGGTTTCACCGGCTTCCTCGGCAAAGGCCTGTCCCTGCGTGAGCTTCAGTGCGTCCTGGGCATCGCTGCGGGTCGTACCTCGAAGGAGTTGGCCCGCGACCTGGGCATGCAGCCGGGCACGGTGGGTAAGCGCGTCTTGGCGGCGACCACCAAGCTCGGGGTAACCCGACGTGCCGCCCTGGTAGCTGAAGCCATGCGCCGCGGGCTTATCTCGCCCGCCGTGATCGCCCTTGCCTTCCTCGTCGCCGGTCAGCCACTGCTCAACGATGACCACATGATGCGCAGCCGCCGTGGCGGCGAAAGGAAGATCGAAACTCGCCTGACTGCTCGCCGCGATGACGTGGCCTGGGTGGCGTGATCATGGCCTGGGACAGAAACGATCCTCTCAACATCCTGGCGCTACAGCTCGACGGTGAACTGCGCGCCGCAGCCGACTTCTGCTATGGCTACAACGGGCCGGCACAGCGCGCTTTCGCCCGGCACATCCAGGGCCTGGGAAAGTCGGTCGACGAGCTTACCGTGGCAGACCTGAAGGCAGCGGCCGCATTTGCGGACGCAGAACTGAACGACCTGCAACAGAGAGGGCTGATCTGACGCGGCAGACCGAACGCGCCGAAGCAGCCAAGCAGTAACCAACCGATTTTCGCGAAAGCCAACAACCGCGGCAGGCCATCGGCTTGCCTGGAGGAAAGCATGGACAACAAACCTCTCATCAAGCCCGGGAAGCTCTTCCTGATCTGTATCGCCCTGCTGGCCTATGCCGGGTTGTCCGTCGCCCTGGTGGGCGGCATTGGGCCGGCCCTGGTCAGCAGTCGCGACGATGTTCTGGTCTTCGCGGGATTCGCCATCCCCGGCGTCTGGTTGATCGCCTCGGTCTGCCTCGGCATCCACCTCGCCAACACCCGCCGCGAAGAAGCGGCCACCACCAGCAAGGAGAAAGACCAATGAAGCGGATTCCCGCTGCTGCAATGCTGTGCCTGCTCGCCGTCCTGGCGGGCTGTTCGAAGGTGCCTGCCGGCAACGTCGGCGTGATCGTCAACCTCTACGGCTCCGAGAAGGGCGTAGAGACGCGCGAGGTCGGCACTGGGCGCTACTGGGTAGGCGTGAACGAGGAACTCTACCTGTTCCCCACCTTCACGCAGACCGAGACCTGGGGCGGCGAGGAAGCGATCAGCTTCCAAACCGTTGAGGGCATGAAGGTTGGCGGCGCCGTCGGCATTACCTACTCGGTATCCCCCGACAAGGTGACGACGCTGTTTCAGAAGTACCGGGCGGGAATCGACGAAATCACGAACAAGTTCCTGCGGAACATGGTGCGCGATGCCTTCAACGATGTTGCCTCGAAGCTTCCAGTCGAGAGTGTCTATGGCGCCGGCAAGGCGGACCTGCTGCTGGCCGTCGAGAAGCGCGTGCGCGACCAGGTGGCGCCCATCGGCATCAACATCGAGCGCATCTACTATGCATCCGACCTGGTCCTCCCGCCGCAGGTCACGCAGAGCCTCAACGCGAAGATCCAGGCCACCCAGATGGCCGAGCAACGCCGTAACGAGGTCGCCCAAGCCAAGGCAGAAGCCGACAAGGAACGCGCTCGGGCCCAAGGGGAGGCGGACGCGAAGCTGACCCTGGCCACCGCCGATGCGAAGGCGATCGAGATCCGCGCCCAGGCGCTGCGCTCGAACCCCGACGTCGTGACCCTCAATGCCGTCGAGAAGTGGGACGGAAAGCTGCCCACCTACATGGCCAGCGGCTCCCCGCTTCCCTTCATCGGCATCAGCAAGTAGCCCCTCGCCCAGGCGCCAGCGATGGCGCCACTGGAGATCCCATGAAACGAGCAACCGTTGTAACCGAACTGCCGACCAGCACCAGCCGGGACATGGACAAGTTCGTTGTCCGTCTGCCGGACGGCCTGAGGGCCGAGGTGGAAGCCGAAGCCAAGCGAGACTCGCGCAGCATGAACTCCTTGATCGTCGTTGCCCTGCGCGAGTACCTGCATGGCCAGCGCCGAAAGCAGGCGCTACTCAACGCCTTGACCGCTGCCGCCGGAGATCGCTGATCATGAAGCAAGCCCTCACCAGCACCGCGGTCAGCCTGCTGATCAGCGCGTGCCTGTACTTCGGACATGGCTCCATCCACCAGTTCGCCTTCTATGTGTCGGCGGCACTAAACGTCCTCTGCTGGCTGCTGATATTCGCCGGCGGCATCAAGGGGCAAGGAGCCGCGAACCTGCTCGCCCGTCCGTGGCTCTCCATCCCTACCGGCGCTCTGCACGTGGCGGCCCTGGCCCTCACGGATCACCCCGCACTCGCGGCTTCGAGCCTGCTGGTGCAAATGGCTTGCTACGCCCTCGCCTACCAGGCAGTGCGCAGCGCCGAGCAAGGGGGTGACCTATGACCCATGCCCTGTTTAAACAGATCGATCTGACCGCCAAGCTCGGCCAGGACGGTAGCTCGCTCCAGGCCATGAACGCACTGCGCGTCATCCGGGAAACAGTAGCGAAGCACCTGGCCGGCGCCGAGGCTGCAGAAGAGCATCCGCTCGAGCGCGCCATCCTGGCGCTCCGCACCATCGCCGAGTTCCCCTGTCCCGAGCAGGACAATATGCCGGCGGCGAACATGCGACAGATCGCACTGGCGGCATTGAGTGGCGCTGGAGCGAGTTCGGAGCCTGGCAATCCTGGCGGTGAACCTGTTTCCGGACCGGGTAATGCCGGCGAGCGACCCCACCCCGCGCCGGGATCGGGCGACAGCAAACTGGCCGAAAGCCTCCAAACTCTGGTGCGCTGGCTTGATCGCGCGGAAATCGAGGACGGCTATGTCGGCGTGCCAGTGATTGAAGCCGTCGAGGTGGTGGTCAATGAGCTGAGGCGCCTGCAGGCGGGCGGGAGCGGGGCATGAGAAAAGCATTGACCGCCCTCGGCATCATCGCCGCCCTCGCCCTGGCCACTGTTGCCGCCGGCGCCGCACTACAGCCGTTCAAGACCCTGTTCATCTGGGAGGTATGCCAGTGATGAGAGGCTCCGACATTCCACCACCACCAGGGTATCACCCTACCCCGCTCGCCACCCTAGGCCAACAGTTGGTCCGCCTGGGCCAGGCGATGCAGAACCCCAACACCAAGCTCGGCGAGTTGACCGAACTGGTCCAGGCCTGCGGCGTCGACCTGCGGATCTGCGACACGAACAAGGAGAGCCGGTCATGAAGGGCGCAACGTTGCACAGGCTGATCGATATCTACGCCGACAGTCGCCGTAACCTGCGCGTCCGTTTGGCGGCCCTCCGGATGTTCGTCCGCGCGGTGTGCGCCGATCGCAACACCAGCTTCGCCGAGTATCGCCAGGTGTGTCGGAGGCTCCTCAAGGGCATGCCGTTCACCGAGCAGGCGCTTGAGCGCGAGCGAGCGGCATATCTGGATCGCACCAGAGCTGCGAGACAAGCCATGGAGGAGAGCGGTGCCTGGCTTATCGGAAACTCAGCCATGATCGAGCAGGCCCTGTCGTTCGACGATCTGTGCGACCTCCTGGGGGTGAATCATGCCCACCGTGCCGAGGCTGCCGAGGTCTGCGCGGGCGACGCCGGAATCGTTGGCGGCCTGCTCTGGATTGGTGGGGAGTTCGAGGACAGCGCGGACCACAAGAGTGGCCGCTACAACCGAGGGAACACGGGGCCACTTACCGCAGCGGTCCAGAACCTGTTCCAGAAGTTCCTGCTTGAGAATCCGTCGGCAATCCCCGATCCGTTCGCCCCGGGCGGGCCCTTTTACGGAGTCCCGCGTCAGGAAATGGCGCCGAACGGCACTGTGCAGATTCGGCGGCCCGCACTCACCGTCCACAGCCAGGACGGATCGATCCGCACGGTCGAGCGAAAGCCGGAGGTGACTGGTGAGTAGACAGATGACCGCGCGCCGGCTGACCCGGGCCGAGATGAACCACCTGCGCCGCCTGATCGGTTGGATTCGTTGCGAGGTAGGAGCAGAGCCCGAGGAAATCGTCACCGCCGCCAAAGAGGCTCTCGTCCACTTCCAATGCGTGACGGAGGACGGCAAGCAGCGGCTGCTCGAGCACTACCAGAAATCAGTAGCCATACCGAAGTACATCCGATCTGCGCTCAAGGCCCTGGAGAAGGTGTGCCTGGAAGAACCGGCCGAGGTGGTTGACGGTGAGTTGGTTGCCCGCAGGCGGCACGAAGCACCGCAACGGCTGGCCGTAGCGCGCAACGAAGAGGAGATAGGGAATGGGAAGCTCGACTAGCCCCGTATCCGAGTTCCTGTCCGAAGAGGAAGTCGCCGAGTTGACTGGGCGCAAGTACCCGAGCCAGCAGATCGAGTGGCTGAATAGGTACGGCTGGAAGTACGCCGTGACCGCGGCGAACCGCCCGATAGTTGGGCGCGTATATGCCCGCCTGAAGCTGGCGGGCGTGAAGCCGACGATGGAAGCAACCGAGAAGTGGAGCCTGGACCTGTCCAGGGTTAGATGATGAGACCGCGGAGCAACAAGAACCGGGGCCTGCCGCCTCGCATGATCAAGCGTACCCGGACGATGAAGTCAGGAAAGGTCTGGGTTGGCTACTACTACGACGGGCGGGATGCTGAGGGGAGGCGCAAGGAGATCCCGCTGGGCACGGACTTGGATGAGGCTCGGGAGAAGTGGGCGAAGCTGGAGAGAAAGGCCGTGCCGCCAACCACTCGGACCGTCGGCGATCTGTTGCGCAGGTTCGAGCGGGACGTGGTTCCGACGAAGGCGCCGAAGACCCAGAAAGAGTATTCGAAGATGATCCGCCAACTGCTTGGCGCCTTTGACGAAGCCCCGGTAGAGGACATTACGCCGAGCACCATCGCTCAGTACCGAGACGCCAGGACGGCCAAGGTTCGAGCGAATAGGGAGATCACCCTGCTTTCCTTCGCCTACAACATGGCCAGGGAGTGGGGCATCACCAGCATGGAAAACCCCTGTCGCGGGGTGAAGAAGAACAAGGAGCAGCCGCGCGATGTGTACGTCACGGACGAGGTGTGGAAGGCGCTCTACGAGAAAGCCCCGGACGATCTGCGGGTGACGATGGACCTCGCGTATTTGACAGGCCAACGCCCGGCTGACGTGAGGAAGCTGCGCAAGAACGACGTTTCCGGAGACTACCTGCTGGTCGGGCAGAACAAGACGTCTCGCAAGCTCCGGATACGACTCCGCCGCACCGACGGACAGATGACCCAGCTCGGCCATCTGGTCGAGTCGATCACCTCCGATTCTCCGGCGCTGGTCACCAACGAGAAGGGCCAGCCGATGACAGAGAAGATGCTTCGCACCAGGTTCGATACCGCACGCAAGGCTGCGGCCGAGGAGGCGATCAAGGCGGGTGACCAAGACTTGGCCAGGGAGATCATGCAGTTCCAGTTCCGGGACATTCGCCCCAAGGCGGCCTCCGATATCGAGAGCCTGGCCGACGCCTCAGACCTGCTCGGACACACGACTCAGGAGATCACGAAACGCGTCTACCGCCGGATCGGGAAGGCCGTGAACCCCGTTAGATAGGCATGAATTGCGGAAACGAAGTCAAAATTTGCGGAAGCGATCAGCCTTAAGCTACTGATACGCATAGAAAATCAAACATAAGGCAGAAGATCACCGGACCGCCGCCTCGGGCGGTTCGGGAATGCAGCGACGCATCTACCGCCTCAATGAGGGAGCAGATAGGCGTAATAGCGCTTGAAGGTCAGGGCTGCACGATTCATGCGCGGCACTCTACGCGCCTGTGCCGGGCTGTCAAGACTGGAAAGCGCCTCGACCCGAACCGAAGCACTTCCCCGCAACAGAAGCGCAGCCTGGGAAAGTTTGCCCGCCAGTTATCCGCACAAATTTATGACGCCGGTTTCTCTACTTTGAAAAACAACGCAAGACCGGACATGGACTTCAATAACTCGACCGGAAGAAACCTATCAGCAAGGCAGTTGAATTTTTTCCGAAAGCAATAATTCGATACCTTTCTGGATTGGCGCATCATCTCGTAAAAATAGCGAACCGCTTCCCAGTACCCACGAATATCAATGGATCAGCAATATCCAGATGCTTATCGCGGCATTCGAAAAAACATCGACCAATTCCACTGACAGAATATCGGCGTCATTTGCCTAGCATGGATATTCCAAGTTCACCCTATCAACTTCCCAGATTGACACTCTCGCCGGCAGATCAGTAATTTTCAGCGACCAGCCGGCAAAGTACTTTTCCAGAGCGGCTGGCAACCGATAGTCACTCTATCTTCGCAAACCGATGTTTATGCGAGAGGGCCGGCTATCGCTCAAAACTTGATTGATGAAGGAATAGCGCCATGCAACTCGCCACACTTCAGGAACTGAGCTTCGATGAAATCGACCAGGTATCGGGCGCCGGACTCTTCAGCTTCGTCGGCGATGCCATCGTCGATGTGGTCAAGGTGTCCAACGACCTGCTCAACACGTCGGTCATCTCTTCGGTCGGCAAGGTGTTCAACGCCGTCGGCCTGACCCCCATCCATCAACTGGCCGACACCCTCGGCTACGGCGTGTTCAAGGGCGTCGCCGCGGTCGGCGGCCTGCTCGGCGGCGACACCAGCCGCATCGATTACCACTACGACACCGAGTGGACCTGATCCCAGGACCTCGGCCCGCTCCCGTCGCGGAGCGGGCCTCCACCGTCGCCGGAGACCCGGACGCCCCCGGCGGCGACCTAGGACCCGGCAACCGGGAAGGGGCGACCAGCGCCCCGATCAGGAGAACCGCCATGCACGACCTCATCCAGCACGCCGACGCCTTCGTCGGCGATCCCGACCAGGAATCCGGCGGCCTGTCGCGCCGCAGCTTCCTCGGCAAGAGTGCCACGCTCGGCGCGGTCGGCCTGGTGGCCGGCTGGACCCCGGCCTTCGTCATCCAGCCCGCCGAAGCCGCCGCCAGCAGTTGTCCGGCGCCGGCAGGCTTTCCGGCCGGCCTCGAACTTTATCGGCGGGCGTTCCGCAACTGGTCGGGGGAAATCGCCGCCGACGACCTCTGGAGCTGCGCCCCGCGCACCAACGAAGAGGTTCTCGCGGTGGTCAACTGGGCCTGGCAGAACGGCTTCAAGGTGCGCCCGCGCGGCATGGGTCACAACTGGTCCCCGCTGCTGCTGAAAGGCGGCGAGAACTGCGAGAGCCGCATCGTGCTGGTGGAAACCAGCCGTTACCTGACCCGCGTACGGATCGACGCCCAGGGCGAGTTCGGCCTGTTCAGCGCGCAGACCGGCGTCACCATGGAAGCCCTGCTGAAACAACTGGAGCGGGTCAAGCTCGGCTTCGTCGCCACGCCGGCGCCGGGCGACCTGACCCTCGGCGGGGTGCTCGCCATCGACGGCCACGGCACCGGCATCCCGGCGCAGGGCGAAAGCCGCCTGCCGGGGCAGAGCTACGGCTCCCTGAGCAACAGCATCGTGGCGCTGACCGCGGTGGTCTGGGACGGCGCCGCCGGACAATACGTGCTGAAGACCTTCCGCCGCGACGATCCGGCCTGCGCGCCGTTCCTCGTCCACCTCGGACGCGCCTTCATCGTCGAGGCGACCCTCCAGGCCGGGGTCAACAAGCGCATGCGCTGCCAGAGCTACGTGAACATCCCGGCGAGCGAGATGTTCGCCGCGGCCGGCAGCGGCGGAAGGACCTTCGACAGCTTCCTGCAGAAAAGCGGACGCGCCGAGGCCATCTGGTTCCCCTTCACCGACAAGCCCTGGCTGAAGGTCTGGACGCCGACCCCGCGCTGCCCGTTCGGCGCCCGCGCGGTCAACGGCCCGTTCAACTACCCCTTCTCCGACAACATTCCCAAGGCGCTGTCCGACCTGCTGGCGGCGATCAACACCGGCCACCCGGAACTCACCCCGCTGCTCGGCAAGCTGCAGTACGACCTGGTAGTGGGCGGCATGGCGCTGACCCTGGGCTACGACCTGTGGGGCTGGAGCAAGGACCTGCTGCTGTACATCAAGCCCAGCACCCTTCGCGTCACCGCCAACGGCTACGCGGTGCTGACCCGGCGTCGCGACGTGCAGCGGGTGATCAACGAGTTCTACCTGCAGTACCAGACGATGGTCGCCGCCTACCGCGCCAACGGCCACTACCCCATGAACGGCCCGGTGGAGATTCGCGTCAGCGGGCTCGACCAGCCCGGCGAGTCGATCGTTCCCGGCGCCCAGGTGCCCAGCCTGTCGGCGATCCGTCCGCGCCCCGACCAACCGGAGTGGGACACGGCGATCTGGCTGGACATCCTCAGCCTGCCCGGTACCCCGCAGGCCAATGCCTTCTACCACGAGTTCGAGGCCTGGCTGTTCGACCACTTCAGCGGCGACTACGCCTCGCTGCGGGTGGAGTGGAGCAAGGGCTGGGGCTACAGCCCCGCCGCCGCCTGGGACGAGCCGACGGTGGTCGACCAGTTGGTGGCGCAGTCGCTACGCCAGGGCCTGGTCGCAGACAACGATTGGGACAGCGCGGTGCGCCAGTTGAACGAAGCCGATCCGCATCGGCTGTTCAGCTCGCCGCTGCTCGACCGGCTGATGCCATGAAATGCCGCTATGCGAGGCCGTACTGACTCGGACGAAGAGCGGTTGGCCGGAGCCGATATGAATGAGCCCTCGATACGGCGTTGACTTGTTCAACAGGTCTTATCGAGGTGTCGCACGAACCGGCCTTAATCATTCGCAAAGTTTACCCGGAGTGGCAAACCTTCATCCGCCGAATATTGAAACTCATTGTCAAACGAATTATCGAGCCCATGAAAAACCGCTAATCCTGGCAGTTCATCCCACTCTTTCGGATTAGTACCATCGAATGGCTTTCCAGACTCACGGGAAGCCTAAAGGAGATATATGAAATGAAAGAACTCAATGACATTGAAGTCACCTGCGTTTCGGGTGGAACTCTTTCCGGCATGATCGTAGGCGCCGTCGACGGCGCCGCGACGGGCATGGCAATAGGCGGGAAATGGGGCGGTGCCGGCGGCTTCGGCTTCGGCGCTCTTTCCCAGTTGGTCGGCCTGATCGTGCCAACCGCCATGGGCGCTATTGCCGGGGGCACGGTCGGTCTCTTCACCAATGCAGAGACGGCTGTCGGTTACTTGGGCCAATACCGGGAAAACTTCGGTCCCGGTGATGTAGGCCGCACCACCATCTAA